CAAATGCATGCATATCAGTTGAATTACTATGCCCAAATAATCCTTTTCCATCCGCATTCCAAGCCGAACCAGAAATAAAATCTCCTAATATAAAATTCTTATCTGCAAGTTTTGTTGCTGTAACATCAGCATTTTCAGAAATAGTTCCAAGTTTTGTATTAGCAGTAGAAACAACATTGGCAAGAGATTTATTTGAAACTTCATTTGTTGCAAGATCAACAGAGGATTTAGTTGCTAAAGCCCCTTGCCCAGCTATTCCTGCTGCTGTATTGGAAGCAGTATGATCCGCATCAGCAGGCGGACCATCGATTACTTGCCCATAACCAATTACAGACTCTTCAATTAAAGCTCCTCTCATATGTAATTGTTTATTAAACTGATCCCAGAATATACCGCCAAGGGCAGAACCATCAGCAGAATATTTATAATTGTAACAGCCAATTATTGCATCTCCAGAATCCATTTGAAAACTTACGTCAATAGGAACAACACCTGAGATATTGCTTGTTTGTTGCCAATTAGTTCCGTTTTTAGAACAAAACGCATGAGTTCCTGTATTTAAAGTATATCCAAATAACCCATAACCATTTATGTTCCAGCCGTCTCCTCCTGCAACATCACCAACTACAATTCCTTTTTGTGTAGCGTTTGTATCAATAAATAACCCAGCGTCAGATAATTGGTAATTTTTAATGCCGTTATTCCACCCGGTTATCCCTTTGTTTTCTGCTCCAACAATCAACCCGTCAGGATCAATCGCTATTCCTGAATAATTATTAGCAGTTTTGTCAAAATCATTGCTTAACCAATATCCCCCTCCACCCAATAATTTATCGGGGATATCTTGATTGAAATCTAAAGAGGAGTATCTATACTGAGTCATGCAATTTCCTCCGGTGTCCACAAGGTAATATTCCCTCTTGCCCAAGTATCATCCGAAAAAATAATAAAAGGGCATATAGAGGCAAATAAATACTGATTAAAAGGACTGGATTTGTCCCATTTGTAGGATCTTGTTGCTATGTCATAAATATACCATCCAGTTTCTGTGAAAGGACCAGCCACATATTCTAAAATATCCCCTGCTGAAAAAGATAAAGCAACAGTCCCTTCCTGCCCACGATCAACAGCCCATGTATCAGAAGTTAAATCTGAATTTACAAGGTCAACCTTGATAATTTCATGATCCACACCTTTGTCAAGATGGAAATAACAAAACTTATGACCTACAGGGAGAATATTTTTCCAATTACTCATATTATTTTTTAAATCATTCCATGCTGCGATTCCACCTTGAGAGGCGGTATCAATACTTGGTTTCCCTGTGTTTGTATTTAAATAAGAAGCGCTTAAGTTCCATTTCCATTGAAAAGTTTGAAATCTGAACATGACAATGAAACCTGAAATTTGAACACTTGAAGAATAATCCCATGAAATTTCTTTTAATGTCGCTAATTCTGGTTGCCATGAATATTTTATAATAGCATTTGAGATTGAATTATCAATTAAAGCTTGTTTCAAGACTGAGTTAGTATCTGTTGTTATGTATTTTACGGTAGGAGAACAATAAGAACTTCTTTTCCCAGAAGGGGCAACAGAAGCAGCCGTTACATATATTGTTTTCTCTTTAAAAATAGCTGCTGATATTTCAAAAGTTTTTTCAAAAATCTTATACTGATCTTCATAAACAGGGGCAACAGGAAGAGAAATAGTTGTATCTCCATCTTCTGTATGCACCTTAAAATTAAAATAATTAGAACCTACAAAAGCATTAATATCTGAAAATTTAACACCTATAGATAATTGCATCTCATAAACATTAGAACTCGATGCTTTCCAGAAAATATCAACATTTACTTTTTCAATTTCGGGCGGATTTGAACTTAAAACAGAAGAAACAATCATTGTCGGAACAACTGGAAGATCATTGTATACCGATTTGTTATATTCAAGAAGTTCGATTTGCGCCGAATTATCATTCTTTCTTTTTATGGATTCTATTGTAAATAATTTCCCGGCAATAGAACTGGTTTCATCTTCCAATAACCATAAATCTTCATAAACCGTTGGCTGGACCGTGAAAACGCCGGTTATAAAGATTCTGGTTATATCGCCACCTGCAGCATAAGATATAGTTGCTGTTTCATCAACATCATAAGAATACTCTGTATCTTTAATCCTTAATTTCAAAAGAAAAGATTCTGTAATTGTGACAATAACCGGATCTGAAGTATCAATATAATTAGTTCCTGACCCTGCTACCCTTGCTCCCCATCCCCATCCGGGTCTGTCATTTTGAACTCTTATAACATCTCCAGGGAGAGCTGTGATATTATCCAACATGACTGAAGCAGTTGCTCTTCTTGAGCAATATTTTGTTTTATTTTTCAAGTAAGTTAACATCATTACAGTTCTGTCAAGAGTGGTACTCCCCCATAGCTGGAAACTGGTTTCTGTTATTTTATCTCCAATTTGAAATCCACCTGGATTTGAGGTTGAAAAATAATCAACAATTTCATGGGTTGTCGTTTCAAAATTATTATTCTGATCTGCAAAATCAGCCCGGTAATGAGTCGGTTTTTCAAAAGTCATTGATTCAGAAAAAGAATCCTCAATTGTGTTTGCCATATTAAGGAAACCTGTAACTGGTTTGTCTTGATCTGTAATTACAGTATAAGTTTTTCCCACTCCAGCCGGATGACTTCTCGCTGTGAAAAGGAGATCTTTTAGAGCATCCACTACTCTCATGAATTTATCTATTGTTCCGTGGAATTCAAATCTTTTCTGCAAATATTGATGAACAACAAAACTGTCATCCTGTGCAGGAACGGGGGATAATGCAGGAAAAACAGTTATTGTGCCATCTGTTGAATTCCCTGATATTTTCCTTATTTGCCCTTTCCCGGTTCCTGATAGTATTTCAATGTATTTGTCTTTCCCCGTATCTTGAGTCCATGAAATTACAGGGGACGCTTCTATTGCAATGGTTGTTGCTGTATATGTTATTTTGGTAATATTTGTTGCAGAAATATCAAAAACAAAAGAAGTATCAGCAGAGATTTTCACTAATTCATCTGCCCATTGTGAGGCTTCCTGTATTTCTGTAAAATTAATCTGATCAGAGGAAACTTTATCTCCAAGCCCCCAAAAGGCATTTAAAAGACAATTATAATAAATCCAGAAATGATTACTTGTCCATTGTTCTGCCATGGTTGTCGTATTGTAATCGCATACTGTTCCCCATGGATTTGTATTGTCTCCGTTAAATCTGTAACATTGATTGAAATCATCCCAGAAACAATCACTATATTCTACTTGAATACCTCCAATAGAAAGGTTAGGAACTTTTAATTTTAAGCCTTTTATAATCCCTTTTATATCAGGTGTACTTCCGGACAATCTTGATGTTGCAAGAAGAGATAATGCAGAATAAGCAATTCCTGGGTATTGATAACCAATTGGATTATGCGTATTACAATATTGCCATGAAAGATCCGCCTTATCAAAATCATCTACCCATGTATCCCCTGTTCTCGTTACTCTTATATGATGTTTCCCTTGAGGAATAGAAAATATTTTAACTGATTTATACGTCGGGTTTACATTTTTGCCAGAAATAGTAAAGTTACGAGAATAATCATGGTAATTTGTCCAATCAGTTTCATTGCTTTTGTCATAATTAGAAGGCATAGTTTCTATAGAAATATAAATATGCCCCCCACTTAACCCATCTTTTCTGGATCGAAAAAGAAGAGTTTTAAAACCAAAAGTAACGGCATCTGCATTTAACATTTCTGTCGTGATAATAGCAGAAGTTGTTACGTCTCGATTAAGAATAAAAGGAAAAGAACTTGTCTGTTCAGAAAAAATAGAATCATCAAAACCTGGCAAAGCTGTTTGGTTAACAGCCCCTAAATTATGAGAAATTTGAACTTCCGGGTCATTGGGATTTTTAGCATCATTGTAATATGTTGTATCTTCACCATTTATTTTTATTTCTTCAACATCAGTAATTTCACCATATCCCCAACCAAGCAATAAATTTATTTTTTGCTTTTCTTCAGTGTTAATATCAGAGGATAAAAATTTACAGGTAACAGTATCTTCTTGGATAAAATTCTGGTTGTATAAATTGTTGGTAAAATTGTTGTCCATATCCATTTTCCAACGGTCAAAACCAGGGGGGATATTGTACCCAAGAATAATGATTTCAAAATCTATGGTACTGCAATTAAGATCATCTACAGGGAGATTCCCATCTTTATCGGTAATGGTTGTAATCCATTCAGACCACGTTCCACTATCTTCCTTGTAACGGTATTTAACATTCAGGGTTGTTTGACATACAGTTTCTTTCATCATCCACCCCCGTTATACTCTACCAAAGATGTTCCATCATCGTCACCAAATTCAATGTTAGTCGGTAATTCTCTATCTAAAACAACTTGGGTTAAATTCAATTTAATCCCTCTAATTTTATCTGAAATCGAAGCTGATTTTGTTATTGTAAATGTATTTTCCCATCCTGTTGCTGTTTGGTTAGAAAAGGAAAAAGAGTTATCTCCTTGAAAAAGATTCTTTGTTTCTTGAGTGCTTACGTTGTCAAGGTACGCTGAGATAACAGAAGGAACAGCCTGTGTTCTTCCAAAATGGAGAGGAATACAATCTCCTTCTACCATAATAGGAGCTTTGTCATATCCGTATGAAGGAGATACTGTGCTTGAATCAAATACCTTTGCTTTTTGGGAAAAAAGATTATGCAACCCAAAACTTATTACAGAAGAAAGAACCATTTTAAAGGCAAAAGTTGCAAATCCAGCTCCTTCAGGGGAGGGGGTAATGAAAATTATATCCTCTTTTTTTACTTTTGTTTTTAAATCCTCCTGAATGACATCATTTACTGTAATTTTAAACTTTCCTTTTAGAAAATGATAAGCTAAATCTTTTCTTATTTTGATAAATTCAGAAATACACTTCTCTATAGTTTCTTTTTCTATAAAGATTTTTGTTTCTTTTTCTTCAAAAGGATTAGATTTAAAAATTACTTCCGCCATCTGTAAATTCCTTTAATTCTTTTCTTCCATAAATTAAGAGAAGCTATTTCTGATCCCCTATTCTCCATGGCATGAATAAATTTGTCGTTGCCAATATAAACGCCAACATGATCTCTGTGTTGACGAACTGAATCCATATAAATCAAATCCAGCCTAATAGGAGTTGTAACTTTTTCCCATTGTTGATGAAAGTTTCTGTCTGTGTAATTTCCAATATCTATTCCGTTTTTTTTATAAATTAAAGAAACCAGATCAAAACAATTGCATTTTTCAAAAGGAATACTTAAAAATTTTTCTATGTTTTCAATTCTCATATATCAGAACCATTTTCTTTTTATTAATGGGAAACCACCGAATCTGACTTGGTTGTTATTTTTTTTGCAATTATCTAAGGTGTTGTCACAACTTGCCCCAGAATGAGCACAATAAACATCTCCGTATGTATGTCTACACTTTGTTTTACTCCAAAATCCACGGGGTAGCACATCATCAAAAACAAGAGGATTTTGGAGAGAGAAAGAAACAGAAGTATAATCTCTGGTTGCATTTACAACATTGAAATCATCTTCTATATAAGCATCCGGTTGATTGAGATAATTTTCCCATACGGTCAGGATAGAAATTTTCATTTTCCTAATGATTTCTTTATTGGCAAGTACATATGCCCATACGGTTCCATAAACATCGGGAACAATTACAGATGAGCTTCCAAGAGTTCCATCTTTTTTTGTTTCGATATCCTGTCTATGAATAGAACTTGCTTGGTATGTTATGCTATTAAAAACAACATCCTCATCTCTTTCTGCATAGTACAGAATATCTGTATCAGAAATATGTAATTGATACAGATTAATATCAGAAACATTCTGTTTATTTTTTTCAGTTAAAAATTCTGGAGAAGTTTCCCTTGGCATATCCTATTTTCCTCTTATTTAACCTCTTGAATTGTAAAACTAACCATATAGTAAGTCAACATATCAAAGGTTCTTCCTATTTTATCGTCTGAAAATCTGCAAGTAATTAATTCAGAAGAGAATTTATCAGGGAAAAAATCATGAGGGTCAAAAGTAAAACTTATCCCTTTTCCTTTATGAGCATTAAAAAAATCCCATATAGTATCCGCATTTTGATATTTGTAAACCAAAGAAAAGGATCTTCTACCTTTGTCCCACTTGGAAGAAAATTGTTCACTTCCATTTTCAGCAGTGAAAACATTAGTTTTGAATTCTAAATTTTCAACAAAACTATAAGACGGTTTAGGTGTTGCCGGATAATCAGCCATTCTGAATCACTCTCCTTGAAATTCCATCATTTCTGTAATCAAGAGCTGTTGCTGCCCCAAAAATATGAGAGTTCTTTTTTGCAAAATCAGCAAATGAAGCAGCATCCATTGTACTAACGTAAATATTATTTGTTGTTTTATTACCGGAACCAAGAGCTTTCATTTGAGATTTAGTAAATACTCCTTCCCCTTTCTGTAAAACAGCCGGAAACTCATCAGGAAGTAAACCAGCATGAAAACGAGGGGCAGAATACAATAATGCAGGGGAAACTAATTTAACAGGTGCAGCATCTAATCCTGGAATTCCACCTTGATGAAAAGATTGTATCATAGAAGCTTCACTTGAACTCATTGAGGTAGAGGTTCCCCCTCCGAATAAACCCATAACACCATTCAAGGCTTTTTCTAATCCATGAGAAACGGTATCATTATATTGATCTGTAAAATATTTCTTAAAAGCAATTCTGGTTAAATCTGCAATTATAGATTTTGCAAAATCCTTAAATGCAAGTTTCCCTCCTGTAACATAATTCACTAAAGAATTTTCCATGGAGTCGAACATTTTAGCAGTAAAATCTTGTATTTGTTTAAACCTATCTTGTTGCCTTTTTTGCAATATTTCCTCTGCTCTATCTTGAGCAGCATCCATTTCCGCTTTTTTCTTATCTGCATTTCTCCAAGAATCAATATAATCTTCAGTTTCTTTATGTTGAATTTTTAAAGCAGCATTCAGATTAGCTTCTTTGATTTCTTTATCTGTTGCATTTTTAAGTCTTAAAGCCTGATCCATGGATTTTATATATTCATTAAAAGCTTTTTTTGCTTGAGGATATTCAAAAATATCTTTATTGAATTTCTGCGCTCTATTTGCCCAAAATTCAAGCTGGGACATGTACTCTTTCATTTTTACTGTAGCGGCATTTACAGATTTTTCTTGAGGACTTGTAACTGAAAGATTAGAAACTTTTATTTGGGCTTCTTCCCATTTTTTAGACAAATAACCTAAACTTTTAGAATCAATAAATTCCCTGCTTTTTAATTCTCTTTTCGCTAAAGATGCTTTTTTTATTTCTTCTTGTTGTTTCTGATTCTTTTTTATTACTTGAATAATATATTTACCAAGATTATCAGAAGCTTCTTTGATGTCTTTTAATTCTTTTTCTTTAAGGCCTATCTGATCTTTTACTTTGTCCAGATGTTGGAACAAAGTCTCAAAGCTTAAAGCGGAACTGAGTCGTTTTTCTGCATCTTGGGATGAAAGAATTGTTTGCATTTCAGGAGCAAATGAAGATAAAGGGGATTCTCCTGATTTATATTTTTTGAAAGCTATTTTTTCTTCTAAGGTATCTCTTAATTTTTCCAATGCATTATATGAACTTTTCACCTTAATAGTAAGATTTTCTGCATCATTTTTAAGTCCTTCATATTTATTGAAGACTTTTCCTAATTTGTTTATATCTTTATCTTGAACAAATAATCCTTTTTTCTTTAAAAAATCTTTAAAATACTCATTTTTAGAAACACCAATGCCTTGCCCAAAATTACTTACTTTATATTCAAAATTTCCAACTTGAGCAATAACCGCTGCTTGTTTACTTTCTGCTGATTGTAATGTTGCAAGTTCTTTGTTTACCTTATTGTTTAATTCAACAACTTGTTTAACAGAATCAGATAAAGCTTGTTGTTCTGTTATTTTCCCATGAATAAGTTTCTTATAATTCTCTATTGTTAAAGAACCATTATGTAGCTCTTGCCCCCATTGAGTTAAGTTAGAATTATATTTCTGAAGATTAGGATTATTTTGAGAAGAAACAAAATTATTTGTTATTGTAGGTTTCTTTAAAGAAAAATCTTGATTTCCTATTTGTTCAGGAGAAAGATTTTGGGTTGTTTTTAAAAGTTCTTTTCTAAGAGTAATAAAATGAGCTGTATTTAATTTTTTTAAAGATTCTTGGAGATTAGAA